TTTGGCGCCTCCTATGCGCCGATCCAGAGGACCGCAGTCCGTCCGTACTCGCCCGGCCAAGAGGAGTACGTGAAGGGGCAGCGGTCTTCGTGTTTCTGGACCCCGCCTGGTCAGCGGGGTTGGAGGGATTTTAGCAGGCGCGCGGGCGGGCTGTCAAGGCCAACGCACCAACGTAACGTTGGTGCGTTGGTGGAGCCGCATGCTGCTTAACGTCGTTCAGACGCGGGCAGAAAGCTGTTGCCACAAAAGCGACAAACCTGAGCTTCGGATTTGATCAGTTCGGCGCAATTGGCGCACTTCTTCATCGCGCCGCCGCGTAAGAGCCTCCTCTCGACGGCTACTCGGTCCGCTGGCATCAGCACTACAGCGAATGCTGCGACGAGCGGCGTCAGTATCAGGGAAGCGATGAAGAAGAGCAACCCGGAGCGGCCTTTGCTGCTCGCCCAATACCCAATAAGTGCGGCTAACAGGAACCATGTCCCCGCAGTGATCGCCGTTGCTATCTCAAACTCATCCGTCATCACGATGCTCGATCCCCCATCTACTGCTTTGAACTCGTCTGCACACTGGTCCGATCTCGCGCACAGACGTGAACCTTCCTCCTAGTCGAGAGCGGAAGTGGAGACCGAGATCAGTTTGACGTTCGCAACGTCTTCCTTCATGGAACTGATTTTGAACTTCCAGGTGCCCTTCCCGGCCAAGTCGGTGGTGTTGCTCATCTCGGTGTCCACTTGGGCGCCGGACTTGTCGAAGAGTGCGAACTTGACCTGCAAGTAGGGGATCGCGTCCGGGGTGCGGTTTTTGATCGCGCCCTGTATGTCCACGCCGCCCAGGCTGTTGCGGGTGATCTTGAGTGACCCCGCGACTAGGTCAACCTTCTCGGCGGCCGTGTTCTTCCCCACCTCCTGAAGTTCCTTCATGCTCTTCCGGAACTCAGGGTCCTTCGCCACCTGGTTGGCGGCAGTGCTGACGCACACGATGCAGCCGGCGAACAGCAGCGCGGGGGCGCCGCAGCCGATGCCGAGAATCCAGGGCCAAGGGCTACGCTTCTGGGGAGCCGGCGCGTAGCCGGGCTGGGGGTACTGAGGGGGTGTCACTCTGAGTGGTCTCCGGTCCTATCACCATCGTCGCGCTGGTCCGCCCGAGCTGGTGATCGCGGAGGCGGGACGGCCGAGAAACAATCAACCGCGCTGAAGCCGACGGTAGGTCAAGACCATCGTCTCGATCATGGCCAGCACTTCCGGAGTTGCCGAGAACTCGGTCCCCCCAGGCAGACTAACCAGAGCACCAGACTTTAACTCCACCAGGTGCTCCCCTGCCGCCTCATGCTCCGCTGTCAACTCTTGGTGAGCTGTGGCCGCGGCCATCGTCAGCAAGATCGCGAAGTCTTCTTTTTCGGCCAGGCGCAACCAGCGGACGACCGTCTCGAAGCGCTTGCCATGAGGGGCGATGTTCAGAGCGAACTTGGTGATCGGCTCCACACCGACGTTCAGCCCCTTGTTCATCCGTTCGATGGTCGAATAAGGTACGCCGGTCGCGATGGCGGCCTGACGTAGCGTCAGCTTTCGCTCTGACAGTACGCGAGCGACTGCGTCGGCTAGCATTACGTTCGGTCCCTTCGTCCCCTCGCCTTGGCCTGACACGGGGCCATTCTACGCTGTTGCACAGTTGTGCGGCAAAAATCCGTGCCCGAAACTGTTGCACAACGGTGAGCAGGCGTGCTACACTCTCCCTGACGTTGGTTCACAACGGTGAAACAGGGGGCGTCATGCCAGGCTTCAACAGCGCGCAGATGAGGCGGATAGAGCAGATGCAGGCGTCGTTCGCCTCCATCGACGAGATCGCGAAGGAGATGGGGATGCACCGTTCGTCGCTGCTGCGGAAGATGTTGCTCCACCACCAGATCGTGATCGAGCCGGTGCGGGCCTGTCGTTTGGTGCCGCTTGCCGAGTACCAGGCGCGACAGGTACCGAAGCAGGCGAGCGACACCGCAGATAGTTCCTTCGCGACGGCGGCCGCTCCTTCCGCCTGAGATGTGAAAAGCCCCACACCGGCTCGAATCCGGTGCAGGGCCTTCACGTAACCAAACCAACCCTCCCGAGCGCGCCGTGGACAGCGAACCCCACGCGCTCAGAAAGGCCAAACAAACCGATGCAGTCTACCACTCGCCCTCCGTCCGGGTCAATCGGACACCCGCCCGCGGCCGCCCGCGCGGGCCTCTCCACGGCCCAGGACGCCGTGCTGGCCTTCGCCCGCTTCCGGCGGGTCCCCTGCTGCCCGTCCTGCGCGCACGCCGTCAGCTACGTCGAGCCGCTGCACGTCGGCGGCCGGGGCTACGTGCGCTTCCACTGCTGCGCCAAGTGCCACCTGACCATCCGCGAGGTCGAGCCGGGGGAGCCGGCCGGGGGGGAGGCGCCCCGTGTCTGAGAACACACCTGAGAACGCCTCTGAACCCACTTGGCCCGCCCGCGACTTGCGTGTCGGCTACTACGTCCTCACCCCGGCCTTCCTCGCCATCAGCGAGCACGTCGCCGTCTACGAGGCGGAGGGCCTCCGCCGCGGCGAGGAGGGCAGGCTGGTCGCCCTGTTCGGGCCGAGCCCGTTCGCCGAGGGCGCGGTCGATCCGGAGGCCGCGCGCCGGGCCGCGGCGGACGCCCAGCGCTTCGTCGCGTACGACGGCCTCCTGGCCGCCGTCCTGCACCTGGAGGAGGGCGCCAAGCGTCACCTGGCCCTCCTGGAGGAGTTGCAGGCGACGGGACGTGCGGAGCGGGCGCCCGAGGCCGCGCGGCACGAGATCGCCCACGCCGTGGAAGGGCTGCGCCTGGCCGCCCACGCGCGGAAGGGAGGCCGGCCGTGAAGCCGTTCGACCCTCGCCTGCTCCGGCGCGTCGTGGTCCGCCGCCGCGGCGGCCTGCTGGTCCGGTTCGTGGTGGGGCGCAACAGCGTCCCGCCCGTCCCGCCCGCGCCAACACCCGCGCCCGCCCGTCGCGCCCTGCGCGTCCCGCTGACCTGGTTCGACGTGGGCGGCGAGCTGACCGGCGAGGACATGGCGCCGCTCTCCCTCCCGGCCGGCCAGCCGCTCGCCGACTTCGCAGCGGACAACCTGCTCTGGCACCGGCGCCGCGGCTTCGCCAGCGACCGCGAGGTGCGATTGCGTGCCCTCCGCGCCAGCGACCGCAGGAGGCGGCCCTGACGGCCGCGGCGTTCGTCGAAGGGGGGCCGGCACGCCATGTGGGCGTGCCGGCCTCCGGCATGTCACCGGGAGATACCGTGGAACCCGACACGCATCAAGCAGACACTGGCCTCTCTCGCGGCACCGGACTTGCGGCAGGGGCATCCGGCCACGCTCCGGATCGAAGTCACGCCGGGCGTGACCGGGACGCCGCGGCGGGCCTGGTCCGGGCCGCGCTGGACTTCGCCGTCCACGGCGAGACGGAATCCCCGTCGCCGCTGCTGCGCGAGATCGCGTCCGTGTGCCGGGCGCGCGAGGGGCGCCGACGGGCCGAGGGCGCCCGCGTCACCGCCGAGGTGTGGGGCGTGCTCGCCGACGAATGCGACGCCGCCGCCGAGGTAGCAGATACGCTCCTCGGCGAGGGCGGCGAGGGCGGCAGGGGCGGGGAAGAGCGGCTGGACGAGCGGTCGAGGGAGGCCGGCTAAACAAAATGTTTCGACGGCCTCAAAACCTCTGGTACGCTCTGTGTGGGGCAAAAAGGCGTTTGCCTTACGCCCCGATTTCGGCGGACCGAGGGGGTACGGGATCGAATGAACATCGTCGTCACGCGCGCCAACCAGATCCGGGCGCGGGCGATGGCCGAGATCGTCGAGGCGGGGGCGCTGACCGTCAGCGTCCCCGTCACCGACACGAAGGGGCGCCGGGTGCTGGCGGAGCCGGTCAGCTACCCCAACCCCGCGTTCCAGGCGCTGGTCCAGGGCGGCAACGTCCCGGCGGAGAGGCTCGCCAACGTCCGGGCCTTTCTGGACGCACTGGACGCGGACGAGACGCTGCGTTCGCTCGCCGTGGCCCAGGGCCTCGACCCCGGCGAGTGGGAGGAGATGCTGCGCGAGGCGGTCTCCAACCCGCCGGAGGCGCCGGAGGTGGAGCATGGCCAGGACTGCCCGGAATGACGACCTGGCCCCGCCCTGCCGCGCGCTGGTGTTCGACATCCTGGCACTCCAGGACAGGGCCGGCCCGCGGGGAGGCCGCCGCCCGCCCGGTACCCCGGACGGCGAGCGGCTGTACGCGGACGGGCAGCGCCTCCTCGATGACGCCCGCACCAGCGAGCTCGACTTCCACTGCTGGCTCGTGCGCCTCTACACGCACGTGCGGCGCCGCCTTGAGGCCGACGAGATCGAACTGGGGCCGGCCGCGGCCGACCTGTGGGCCTCGGTGGAGCACCTGCTCCAGACCTGGCTGCCGCCGCCCGAGCCGCAGCAGAGACGGCGGCCCGGCGCGGCTGCCCGCATCGGCACTGCCGTTGCCCGCTCCCGTTGAGCCCGAGCAGGGGAGGCCACGACGCCTCCCCTGCTGCGTTTATACGCCGATTGGCGAAGATCGCAATTAGTACAAGCAGCTCTTTCGAGAGTTTCGCCCGGCGCGGAGCCCTTCGTGGCCCGCGCGGATAGACCAAGGCCGACCTGACAGAATGGACATGACGCCCGCCCCCGCCGCCGGCACTGCCGCCGCCGGCCCGACCCCTTCCGACAACCTGTTCCCGGACGACCCCGCGGCCCGAAAGCCCGCCGATCCGGATCGCGCGCAGCGCTTCCGCAAGCACGCCCAGGCCCGCGCCTACGCGGCCGCGGGCGTCGGCGGCGGCTACAGCCGCACGCGCCGGCGCGACCTGCTCCGCCGCCGGGTCCCCGGCGAGCGCATCCACGTCGTGCGCTACGTCACCGGCGCCCTGACCGAGTTCCTGCCCCGCAAGCTGACCCGCTTCCGTCAGGGCATCATCGATCTGGTCCGGGCGCTGATGAGCCACGTCGGCTGGCGCGGCAACCGCGTCTGGGCGTCGCGCAAGTGCCTCGCCGACGACATGACCCCCGAGGGCGCGGACCCGGTCAACCTCGCCACGGTGGACCGCGCGCTGCGCGAGGCGAAGGCGCTCCGCCTGGTCCGCGTCATCACCGACCCCAAGGAGCTGGCCGACGGCCCCGGCCCGCACGACTACCCCGAGCCCAAGGGGTACGGCCCGACCAACTGCTACGACCTGTCGGGCCTCCTCGCGCTCGTGAGGGGCGACGTGGCCGACGCGCTCCGACCGCTGCTCCGCGGCGACCTGGAGCCGGTGCCGACGCCCGCGGACGAGGCCGCCAAAATCTCCGCGGTGACCGCCGAGGCTGACGCGGCCGCGCAAGCCAATCAAGTGATTGACGCCGAGGATCGTCCCGCGCCGGGCACGGAGCGCGGCGCTCCTGTGCCGCGCGCCTATGACCCCGACGACCCCGCGACCTGGGCGGATGCGTCGGTCGAGCAGCTCCTCGCCAAAGGGAAGACCCCCCTGCCCTCCCACGCTCCGGGCGCCGGGGGGGTCTCGCCGCGCACCCCGGCCGGGTCCTCTTCTTCCCCCGATCCATCCCTAACCCGAACACGACAGCCGGAGGCGGGCAGCGCCCCGTCTGACCCGTCCGCTTCCGCTTCTTGTAGTGTTGAGTCTACGGAAAAGGGGGCGGGGGAGCGCGCGGCGGTGCCCGCCGACGGTCCCCCCGCCAGACTGGTTCCTACCCGCAAAAATGCGTCTCGTACTACAGAACAACGCGCACAGGCCCCCGCACACGCGAGGGAAGCCGCGGCCGGCCGGGGGGACCGGGGCGACCGCCGCGCGCAGCAGGCCCTGAAGGCCGTCGGGGCGTCGTTCCCGCTCCGCGAGCAGATCCGCGCCGAGTGCAGGGCGAAGGGGCTGGACTTCGCCGCCGTCGGGCTCCAGCTCGCCTTCTACGCCCGGTGGCGCAACCGGCCGGGGCAGCCCCCGGTCGGCAACATGGGCGGCTACGTCCGCACCGTCTGGGAGAACTTCAGCGAGTTCCCCGAGGCCTTCGAGCGGTGGTGGGAGCGGGAGGAGGTTCACCTGCGCCGCACCGACGAGATGGTCCGGATGCTGCGCGACGCCGCCGCGGCGGCCGAGGCGTTCGCCGAAGTCACGCCGGGCGTGACCGACCAGGAGCCCGAGCGGACGCCCGAGCCGGTGTCGCCGCCAGCGACAGCGCCGCCGCCGGGCCGGCCGGACGATGACCCGCCGCCGGGCGAGGCGTCGGCCCGCCGGGCGTTCGCCCCCGCCGCGGCGCCGCCGGTGGCCGCCGGCAAGGCCGAGGCACGCCGCCGCCTGGACGCGCTCACGCCCGAGCAGCGGGGCGCCCTGCGCTCGGAGGTGATCGCGGAGCTGAAGGCCGAGAAGGGCGGCCGTCTCGCCTACGCGCCGCCCGCCCCGGTCGTCAAGTCGCGCATGGAGCTGAAGCTGCTCGGCGGGTGGGCACAGAGGGGAGCGGATGGGGCGGGGGAGGCCCAGGGCGGTGCGTGACGCGCGCTGGCGCCGCGGGCTTGTGGACGGTGGGCCGCTCTCGCGGGTGGCCGTCGTGTGCGGTGGGCTGCCCGCCCACGGGTGGGCCGGCCCCTCCCGTTCCGTCCCGCTCCCCCGTTCGGGCGGTCTGGGGAGTTCCCCTCCGGGCACGTGGCGCTCAGGGAGGGGAGGCCGGATGTTATGGCCGACAGGCGGGCGTCACGTCGCCCCGGCCGCGGAGAGCCTGACCGACGCAGGGTCCGCTGGTCGTGTGTTCCACGGCGGCCCGCCGTCCCCCTCCCCGCGGAGGCGCGGCCCGCTCGATAGTGTCTGTAGTGTTGGTACGGAGACGACGGAGGACTGGACCTGATGCAGCAGAAGATGCCGATCGACGGGGGCGACGGCCCGCCCCCGCTCTCGCTCGCGGCCGGCCCGCCCGCGGGCGCGCTCGCCGTGGACCTGGAGTGGGTCAAGGCCGAGGCGGCCGGGTTCCTGGTCTACGGCGGCCCCGGCAGCGGCAAGAGCCACCTGCTGCGCTTCCTCCTGGAGGAGACGCACGGCCGCGTCCACCAGGTCGTGATCGACAGCGAGGGCGAGTTCTGGACGCTCCGGGAGCGGTTCGACTACCTGATCGCCGGGGGCGACGGCACTGGAGCGCCGCGCTCCATGCATGGCGACGGGTCCGACCTGCCGCTGTCGGTGGCCACCGCGGGCGTGCTGTGCCAGCGGGTGATGGAGGTCGGCGTCTCGCTGATCGCCGACCTGTCCGGGATGCGGGTCGAAGACCGGCCGCTCTGGGTCGCCGCCTTCCTCGGCGAGCTGCTGGCCACCCCGCGCGCCCTGTGGCACCCCGTGCTGGTCGTGGTGGACGAGGCCCACCTGTACGCGCCCCAGAGCGGCGACTCGCCCGCCAAGTCCGCGCTGCTCAACCTGCCCGCCATCGGCCGCAAGCGGGGCATGGTGCCCGTCTTCGCCACCCAGAACGTCGAGCAGATCGACAAGGGGGCGATCTCCAACCTCCGCAACAAGGTCGTCGGCACCATCGCGATGGACATCCGCCGCAAGCGGGCCGCGGACGACCTGGGGTTGTCGCGGGAAGACGCCGCCCGCCTCAAGGCCATGCGCCGCGGCGAGTTCTTCGTGCAGGGGCCGGCCTTCGCCCCGGCACTGGGCGGGGCAGGCGAGGTCGCGGTGGTGTCCGTGCCCGACACGCTCACCCACCGGCCGCCGGTCGGCCTGCTCGGCGCGGCCGCCGCGGCGCCGCCCACGTCCGACTCGCTGCGGGCGCTGCTCCAGGGCCACTTCGCCGCGCTCTCCGCCGAGGCCGAGGGGCAGGCCGCGACGCTGGAGGGCGCCAACGCCCGGATCGCCGCCCTGGAGCAGGCCCTGAAGGAGGCCAGGGAGCAGCAGGGCGAGCCCCGGCCCGCTGCTGCGGCGCGGGTCCCGGCACAGGTTTCTCTGCCCGGCATGGCCGCCACGGTCCCGCCCGCGGTCCGGACCGTGGTGCGCGTGATCGAGCGGCCCTTCGTCGTGCCCTACCCGGTCGAGGTGATCTCGGCCGAGACGCTGGCGGCGATCCGCGAGGTGACCGGCGTGGCCGCGGGCCTGGACAAGGGGGTCGGCAAGCTGCTCGCCGTGCTGGAACCGCTGGCCGCCCTCGATGACGATCCGGCGGAGGGTGCCCCGGACCCTGTACTGGCAAACGTGGTTCCGGACGCTAACGCGCCATCGCAGCGGTACCGCGATGAGCCTGGTGACGACCGTGGTGATACCCCCGAGGTCCCCGCCATCGAGGAGAAACCTGGGGCGGCGCCCATGCCGGAGCCGCCCGGCACGGAGCGCGGCGCTCCTGTGCCCGCCCCGCCGTCTTCGGCCTTCCTCGCCTTGCCCGCGGGGGCGCAGCGCCTCCTGATGGTTCTCGCCGCGTGGCGCGGCGCCCCGGTCCGGCGCCGGACCGCGCTGCGCCTGGCCGGGCTGTCCACCGCCGTCGAGCCCGGCAGCGGCGCGCTGTCCCGCAACACCCGCCGCGCCATCTACGCCCTGCGCGACCAGGGCTGGGCGGAGTTCGGTGGGGCCGGACTCGACGCCTCCGACGCCGTCACCCCCGCTGGCCTGGCCGCGGTGGGCGTGTCGGACCCGCGCGGGCGGCCCCAGGAGGCCGTGACGCTCCACCTGGTCGCGCTGTGGACGTCCCGCCTCGGCGGGACGCAGTCGCTCGCCGTCCGGACCCTGCGCGCCCTGGTCGAGGCCCGGCTCGAAGGCTACGGGCCGGTGTCGCGGCTGGAGCTGGCGGCGCGCGTCGGGCAGAAGGTGTCGTCGAGGGAGTTCGTGGCCGCCCTGCGCGCCCTCCTGGACGAGGGGGACGAGTTGGTCACCGCCGACGGGGCGCTGCTCTGCGCCGCGGACGCGCTGTTCCCGGCAGATCCGGGGCACGGAGATGGAGGAAACACCTGATGGGCGACGCACGCCGCGCGCCCGCCGAGCCGCCGTGTTCGTTCACCGTGGTCGAGACCGGCTCGCGCCGGCAGCGCCCCTGCTCGTTCCGCGGAACGATGCTCGGCCCCGACGGGCGCCGCTACTGCGCCCGGCACGTCGAGCACGCCTGGGAGGCCCACCGCCGCCGGCAGCGCCCCGCCGCGCCCGGCGAGCTGGAGCACTCCGGCCGGTACCCCGTCGTCGCCGAGCGGGTCGTCGCCGGCATCCTCCTGCCGGACCAGGACTTCCGGCGCGAGTGGGAGCGCGCGGTCCCGGTGATGGCCGCCGACATCCGGCACGCCGATGCGAGGAGCGTCCACCGTGAGTAGCGGATCGTACGGGTTCTGTCCGGAGTGCGGCGCCCCGCTCTCGCCCCGCGGGGACGAGATGAGCGACGACCCCGAAGCCTTCTGGGTGGACTGCGAAGAGTGCGGCTTCTCGTCCGCCGACGACTACGACGACCCGAACGACGCGCCGCCACCTTCGGAGCCGACCACCGCCCCCGAACGCACTAACGCTGCGGTGCCGCGATGACCCACGTCAGAAAGGGTGCGAACATGACCACTGAAGAATCACAACCCGATGCTGAGGCCCTCGTGACCGTCAGCGAGACGCAGGAGCCCTCCCCGAAGCGGCACGTACATCACTGGGAGCGCGGCGAGGACCCGTGGCACCCGGACGCCTACGCCGGCACCCCGCTGTGGCGGTACTTCGCCCAGCCGATCCCGGAGCGGGCTGCGGGCTGGTTTGGCTGCACAAGGGACGGAGCGATCATCGATTTCGTCGCGGATGGCACCCCCGTCAACGCTCGCGCCTCGACGTTCCACTGACATGAAAAAGGGGTCCGGCCGCACGGCCGGACCCCTGTCCCTATGGGGGTGGGGACGAGAGTTTCGCGCCCCCATTCTACGACGGGGGCGAACCTTTGAGGCGCCTTAGAGTTTCCCGCCCGTCTCGGCCAGGCGTGCCGCCCAGGCGGCCCGGATCTTGGTCACCGCGGCGTGGTAGTGGGCGGCCGCGCACCGGCCCGTGATCCCGAGCCGCGCACCGGTCTCGGCGCCGGACTCGTTCCGCAGTCGCGCCAGCAGGCACTCCACCTGCTTCTCCGACAGGTCGGCCGCGGCGACCAGCTCCCAGAGCGTCTCCCGCTCTTCCTCGGCCGCCAGCCCCGCGATCAGTGCCTCGGCGTCCGGACCCGGCCCGGCCTCCGGGAGCAGGTCCAGGGCGTCGGAGGCCGGCACCTCCCGGCGCGCGGCCGGGGCGCGCAGCGCGTCCACGCAGCGCCGCTCCAGGAACACGCTCACCCACGCCGTCAGCGCCCCCTCGTCACGGCCGTCCCCCTCTTCGCGGAACCCCCCGGCGTCGGCCCGTTCCCACGCCTGGTACAGCGCTTCCTGGACCACGTCCTCCCGCGCCTGGACGTGGACGTCCGGCATCCAGCGCTCCGCGCGGGCGAGCATGTAGGGGCGCAGCGCCGCGATCCTGTCCCCGATGTCCCGCCCCGTGGCGCGGCGCGGCGCCCGCGCCACCCCGAAGCGGTTCTGCCCGCCGCTCCGCGGGCCGCTGCTGTGTGTGATCCCTGCCACTCTTGCCATTGCCTTCCGGCCTTCCTGCGGCGCGTCCGACGCGCCGCCCTGCTAAGGTTTGCTAAGGTCCGCTGATGCCGACGGTTTGTAGCCGGCGCGCGGGACGCGATTAATAGTCGCCCCGCCCCTGCCACGCACATGGAGCACCGTGCTCCTGTGCACCGGCCGCGCGGCAGGGCGCGGGACCGGCATACAACATTTTGCCATGACTTAGAGCCTGCCCGCTATCAGGCACTCCGGAGATCACTACAGGTGGGGAACGACGGGCATGGCGGGCAGGACGGGCGCCCGCCCCTCAAGCTGCGGCACCGGCGGTTCGTGGACGCCTACCTCGGGCCGGCCCGAGGCAACGGCGTGGCCGCGGCCCGCGCCGCCGGCTACCAGGGCGACGGCGGCACCCTGGCCGTCACCGCCTCGCGCCTGCTCGCGAACCCCCGCGTCCGGGCCGCCGTGGGCCTCGCCGTCGAGCGCTCCATCATGTCCCGCGACGAGGTCCTCCAGGAGCTGACGGACCAGGCCCGCGCCGACGTGGGCGACTTCATCCAGGTCGTCGAGCACGAGCTGGACCTGGGCACCGAGAAGAAGCCGAAGAAGATCACGATCACCCGCCCCGAGGTGGACTGGCAGGGCATGGAGGACGCCGGCCTGCTTCGCCTGGTCAAGCAAATCAAGTTCGGTGCCAAGGGCGATGTCAACGTCGTTCTGCACGACAAAGGGGCCGCGCTCCGGACCATCGCGCGCTACTGGGAGAAGGCGCCGCCCTCCACCGGCGACGGCCCGCTCCTGGTCGTGGTCGAGTACGTGGACGAGGCGGCCGCGGGCGGCAAGGCCAAGACCGACGGCGACGAGGGCGACCAGGGCACCGGCGGGGGCGGCGATGGATGAGCTACCGCGTCCGCCTCCCGCGCCCCCACTCGGGGCAGCAGTCCATCCTGGGCGCCGCCCGGAAGTATAACGTCGTCGCCTGTGGCCGCCGGTTCGGCAAGTCGATCTTGGGCACAAACCGCCTGATCGACGGCGCGCTGCGCGGCTTCCCGGTGGCCTGGTTCGCCCCGACCTACAAGCTGCTCGCCCCCGTCTGGCGCGAGTGCATCCGCCGCCTCGGTCCGGTCATCGCCAAGATCGACCGGACCGAGAAGCGCATCGAGCTGGTCACCGGCGGCTCCATCGAGTTCTGGACGATGGACGGCCAGGACCCCGCCCGCGGCCGCGAGTACTGGCTCGTGGTCGTGGACGAGGCGGCGATGGTGCGCTACCTCGGCGACCTGTGGCAGGAGTGCATCGAGCCGACGCTGCTGACCTTCGACGGCTCGGCCTGGTTCCTCTCGACCCCGAAGGGCCTGAACTTCTTCCACACGCTGTGGCAGTGGGGCCTCGACCCGAACCTGCCCGACTGGGCCAGCCACAAGGCGCCCACGTCGGCCAACCCGACGCTGAAGAACGTCCTGGCCTGGCTGGAGCGCAAGAAGCTCACGGTCGAGGAGCGCAAGTTCCTCCAGGAGTACCTGGCCGAGTTCCTGAGCGGCGAGGGGGCCGTGTTCCGCAAGGTCGGGGCGGCGATGCTGGCCAAGGGGCAGCCCGGCGCGCTGCCCGGCCATCAGTACGTCGCGGGCGTGGACTGGGGCCGCAACCACGACCACACGGTCATCACCGTGATCGACCAGATGCTGTCGGAGGTGGCCTACGTGGACCGCTTCACCGGCATCGAGTTTACCCAGCAGCACGGCCGGCTCCGGGCCGCCTACGACCTGTTCCGCCCGACGGTGATGCTCTGCGAATCGAACAGCATCGGCCAGCAGAACATCGAGAGCCTCCAGCGCATGGGGCTGCCGGTGATGCCGTTCCACATGAGCAACCCGAGCAAGGGCGTCCTCGTGGACGGCCTCACGCTCGCACTGGAGCAGCAGTCGCTGAAGCTGCTGGAGGCCGCCTACCGGAACGAGGACGCGGTCCGGATCGGCCAGATCGCCGAGGGCGAGCTACTGGCCTTCGAGGGCACCACGACCCGCGGCGGACAGACCACCTACGGCGCGCCGCAGGGCATGAACGACGACACCGTCGTGTCGCTGATGCTCGCCTGGCACGCGGCGAGCGCGGGCGTCGTCGGATACGCCGACAGCCTGATCTAGAAGAGGAGACCGAGGAGACACACCTATGCAGTGGAACTGGCCGCTGACCATCGACAAGGTCCGGGAGTGGTTCACGCGCCTCGCGACCCCCGGCGGGGCGCAGGAGGCGTTCTACGGGGCGGACAGGGCCGCGCGGCTCGCCCGGCAGTACAACGCCTACGCCGGCACCTTCCCGCCCGCGCTCGCCCCCACCAAGGCCGACCCGTTCGCCCGCGACAACGTCTCCGAGAACGTCATGGCCGACGTCGTGGACACCGGCGTCTCGATGGTGGTAGGCAAGGGCGTGACCTTCCAGCTCGGGGACGGCGGCGGCGACACGCCCGAGGCCGAGTACCTGGCCGAGGCGTGGCGGCGCAACAAGCTGGACAGCCTGCTGCACGCCGCCGCCCTGCACGGCGCGGTCGCGGGCGACGTGTTCCTCAAGGTGCTCATGCCCCCCGGCTCCGACTACCCGCGCGTCGTCGCGCTCGACCCGCGCGTCGTGGACGTGCAGCACGACCCGGACGACCGCGACCTGGTCGTCGAGGTGTGCATCCGGGGCGAGCGGCAGGGGGACCGCGGGAAGACGGTGCTCACCCGCCAGAGGATTTTCCGCACGGTGCTGCCGGCCGCGGACGACTCGGGCGAGGTGCGGGAGGGCGTCTTCTGGCAGATCGTGGACGAGGAGAGCCTGGACGGCGGCCGCACCTGGATGGGCGTCGGCGCGCCGGCGGTCTGGCCGCTGCCGTGGTGCCCGGTCCAGCACGCCCAGGGCAACCCCAACCCGTCCGGCTACTACGGCACCGCGGACCTGACGCCGGACCTTCTGAAGCTGAACGAGGACCTGAACTTCGTCACCAGCAACGTCAAGCGGGTCGTGCGCCACTACGGGCACCCGATCCTGTACGCCGTCGGCGTACAGGCCAGCCAGCTCGTCAACGAGCCGGGCAAGATGATCTGCCTGCCGGGGGGCGGCGTCGGCGGGGCGGGCGGCGGGGGCGGGGCTCGGATCGACGCCGTGGACATCCCGAGCAGCATCCCCGACGCGATGGCCTTCGCCCGGTACCTGAAGGAGTCGATCTACCAGCGCGCCCGGACGCCCGACGTGTCCAGCCGGATGGAGAAGCTCGGGCAGATCTCGGGCACCGCGCTCAAGGTCCTGTACGCCCCGCTGATCAGCAAGACGCTGACCAAGCAGCAGCTCCTCGGCGACCTGTTGGAGCGGGTGTCGGTGTGCCTGCTGGAGTTGGGCGGCTGGGCGGACCGCGAGGTCACCGCCTCCTGGCCCGACCCTACCCCCGCCAACGACCAGGAGCGGGCGGAAACCGCCGTGCTCCACGAACAGTTGGGGATCGTAAGTAAGGCCACATTGGCAGCCGAGTTCGGTTACAACTGGGAGACCGAGAAGAAGCTGATCGCCCAGGAACGCAAGGAGTCGGGCGACGTAGGGTCGGAACTGCTGCGCCAGTTCGACGGCGGCCGCCCCTTCGGCGGTGGCATTAGCGGCGGTGGCATTAGCGGCGGGGGCATTAGCGGCGGGGGCGGTGAGTAGCCGTGGCGGACGTCTGGAACCTCCAGAAGGAGCACCGCGCCCGGCTTCTCGCCCGTGACGAGGCCGCGGCGGCGGACCTGACGCGGGCCTGGTCCGCCGCCGCCCGTCGGCTCGACGAGGAGGTGGCGCGCGTCGCCGGCCGGGTCGCCGAGGCGAAGGCCACCGGCGAGCGTGTCTCCGCCTCCTGGCTGCGCCGCCAGGCCCGCTACGAGGCGCTGCGGCGGCAGGTGGACGACGAGATGGCGCGCCTGGGTTCGGGGGCCGCGCGGCGCGTCACGGCGGCACAGCGGGACGCGATATCGGTGGCGGTGCCCGACGCCGCGGAGCTGGTCCGGGCTGCCAGACCCGCGGTGGCCGCGTCCTTCACCCAACTGAACGTCGGCGGGGTCGAGGCGCTGGCCGGCTTCCTGTCCGACGGGACGCCGGTGGACGAACTCTTCCGGTCGGTGGCCGCGGAGGGGGCGAAGGTCGCGGGCGACGTGCTCGCCGGGGGCCTCGCCGTCGGGTTCGCCCCGCGCCTGGTCGGGCCGCGCCTCCGGGACGCCCTCGGGGTGTCGCTGACCAGGGCGCTGACGATAAGCAGGACCGAGCAGCTCCGCGCGTACCGGGCGGCGAACCTGGCTGCCTATGAACAGAGCGGCGTGCCCCTGTACCGGTGGGTCTGTGCCAAGTCCAGGCGCACCTGTCCTGCTTGCCTCGCGATGGATGGGAAGCTGTTCCCCGTCAGCGAGCCGTTCGGCACTCACCCCAACTGCCGCTGCTCGTGCGTGCCACACTTGGATGACCTTCCCTCTCGGGAGACCGGGGAGGAGTGGCTGGCGCGGCAGCCGGAGGCCATCCAGGACGAGATCCTGGGCAAGGCCGCGGGCGAGGCGTACCGCCGAGGCGAGGTGCGCCTCGGCGACTTCGTCGGCGAACACGAGTCCGAGCGATGGGGCACCACGCGGTACACTAGGGGCTTGATGCAGGCGAGGGAGGCCGCGGCGGTGAAGGATTCGCGCGAGGTGAGGCCGCCGGGCAAGGGGTTCGGCGGGAAGCGGAAGGGGGGCCTGCCGGAGGTCCAGGTGCCCCCCCGCCGGTCGCCGGTGTCGGCCGCGCTCGACATCCCCGACACCCCGCTCGGGCGTCGCGTCGCGCGGGCCGTGTCGGTGATAGACGCCGTACACGACGACGGCGAACTGCCCCGCATCCCGGTCGTCCCGGACGACGGCAAGGACGGTCTGGGCATCTTCCGCGCCGCCTGGAGCGAGTCCGCGGACCGGTACGTGGCGGAGAACCTGGGCATATTCGAGGGCACCCCGCACCCCGAGATGACCGTGGCCCACGAGATCGGGCACATGATCGACCTGACGATCTTCGGCCAAAACCAGGGGTACGGCTCGGAGGACGAGGGGATGGGGCCGATGACCCCGTGGGGTGTGGCCGTCTTCCGCTCCCGCGCCGTCCAAACCCTGATCCGTCTCCTGGACGGTCCGGACGAGATCGACGTGGCCCTGGACGGCGGCGACATCGGGGTACACAAGGTACGGAAGGACTTCCTGGCTTACGCCCTCCAGCCGAGTGAACTGTGGGCGCGGTCCTACGCACAGTTCATCGCCGTCGAGAGCGGCGACCCGGAGGCGCTGCTCCAGCTCGCGGAGATGCGCGTGAAGCGGGAGGTCGATTATCCGGTACAATGGGATGACGACGATTTCGCGGCGGTCGCCAGGGCAATAGGCGATCTGCTGCGCGCCCAGGGATGGAGGTGAGCGCGACGATGCCCAAAACCGAACGTAAGCCCTCAGGAGTCGCCTCCCCCGCCAGGGACGCCGTCCGCGGGAGGGTCGGGCTGATCGACCAGGCCGCTCAGGTCAGCGGCCCGGAGCGCATCCCCTGGCCGCACACCAACCTCAGCGGGCACATGGCCCGGATCGCCGAGTCGGTCGAACGGGGTGGCCCCGGAGACGCCCAGCTCTTCGCGGCGGACGGGACCCTCGTACGCCGCCAGCCGAAGCGGTGGTGGGAAGACCCCGCCTTCCAGCAGCGGGTGGCCGAGGCGGAGGCGGCGGACAAAGCACAGTAGGCTTGTTGCCCGAAACCACGGTTTCGACGTTCTTACGTAAGGCCCCCTCTCTCGCGACCGAGAGAGGGGGCCTTTCCGTTGATCGCCACCCAGGTGATCGAGCCGGGCGTGGACGTGGACTCCCCGCGTCCCGTTTGTCGCCCGCCCCCCTTCCCCGATTAATAGCCGAAACGGACGGCAGGCAGCGGCGCGAAGAGGGCACCACGCCCCGGCCGCGCTGCTCCCCGTCCCCAACTCCGCGAACGAGGGGACCCATGCGGCGATGCGTTTCATTCGCGCTCATTTCTCTGATGTCACTGGTGCCGGTGGCGGCACGGGCGGCGGGACCGGCGCTTCCGGCGGGTCTGAGGGCACCGTCGGCCAGGGCAGCGGGACGAACGACGGCGGCGCTGGCGGCGGCGCCCAACCGGCGCTCACGCTGGAGCAGGCCCTCGCGCAGATCGAGGCTCTCAAGACTGAGAAGGCCGGCGCTGAGACCCGCGTGCAGCAGTTCGAGAAGGACGCCGAGGAGCGCCGCCAGGCGAGCCTGAGCGAGCAGCAGAAGGCCGAGGAGCGCGCCTCCAAGGCGGAGGCCGACGCCAAGGCGGCCGCCGCGCGCGTGCTGTCCACCGAGATCAAGCTCGCCGCGCAGCAGGCCGGCGCGGTCGATCCGGACCTGGTCCGCCACCTGATCGACGAGGCCAAGATCCAGCGGGACGCGAACGGCGAGCCGACGAACCTTTCCGAGCTGGTCAAGGGCGTCCTGGACGCCAAGCCTTACCTGAAGGCCGAGGGGGCGCCCAGCCGGCCGCAGGTGCCGGCGGTGGGGGCCACCAACGGCGGGACCGGCGGGGGCACCGGCGCGGGCCAGTCGTTCACCACGTCCCAGATCGCCGACCCCAAGTTCTACGCGGCCAACCAGGCCGCCATCCACCTGGCCGTCAAAGAGGGCCGGATCGTCCAGGGCTGAAACAGCCCCTGCCAACGCGGCACCGTCGCGTTGGCGCTTTAGCACGGGAGAGAGGGCGGGGCGGGCCGGGTGCGCCCCGCGGGAGATCACACCATGAACTTCGCGAACGCGAAGGCGGCGGGGTTTGTGCCCCAAATTTGGGCGAACCGCGCCCTGATGCTGTTCCGCAACAAGATCGTGCTCGCCCGCGTGTGCCGCAAGGACACCGACTTCGGCGAGTTCTCTAAGGGCGAGAGCCTGACCATCCCGTACTACGGGACGCTCGCCGCCCAGGAGAAGACCGGCGCGCAGGCGACGGTGCAGGAGCCGACGGGCGGCAGCAAGGTCACGGTCACCCTGGACCACCACAAGTACGTGGACATCCTCGTCCCGGACCTTACCAAGGCGCAGGCGAACCCGGTTCTGATGGACACCTACCTCGACCCGATGGCCGAGGCGCTGGCGGTCGCCGTCGAAGACGAGCTGTTCGCTCTCTACGCGCAGTTCACCCAGTCGGTCGGCACCAGCGGCACGGACCTGGCCCGCTCGGTGGTCACCAAGGCCCGCGAGAAGATGAACGCGCAGAACGTCCCCACGGCGGGCCGAGCGCTGGTCATCTCGCCCAAGGACGGCACCGGCCTGCTCGGAGACGACAAGCTGGCGAACTACTTCGCCAACCAGCGCGCCGAGGCCGTCAGCGAGGGCAGCATCGGCCGCCTCGACGGGTTCGACATCTTCGAGTCGAACCGCGTCCCGGTGGTCGCCGGCACGCCGGCCTCGACCAAGAACCTGGCCGTCCACCCCGAGGCGATGGTGCTCGCCACCCGCGCCCTGGAGGCCCCGCCCGAAGGCTCCGGCGTCACCGCGCAGAGCATCACCGACACCGAGTCGGGCCTGACGCTCCGCATCCTGGCGCAGTACTCGATGGCCGACCGCGGCCTGCGCGTCGGCATGGACATCCTGTACGGCGTCAAGAAGCTCCGCGACGTGAGCGGCGTCGTCGTCCTCTCGTAACCCCGCCACGGGGTTCACTGACCTTCCGGCGGGGGGGAAACCCCCAACCGAGGGAATGGGCCGGGTACCCCCCCCGGGGCAAGGGCCGGCCATGACTTACCTCGTCAACCCCGACGGGGCGACCCACTCCGTCCCCGACTCCCGCCGCGAGGGGCTGCTCGCCGAGGGCTTCCGCGACGCCACCCCCGAGGAGGTGGCCGCGTTCTACTCGGGCCAGGGCCTGACCCCGCCGACCGAGGAGGAGCTGGCCAACCACCGCCTCGACGACGACGGCGCACCGCCCCGGCGGCCGCGCGCGAAGAAGGGCGAGAAGGGGGAGGGCGATGGCGCTGCTGCCTGAGCTGTCGGAGGAGATCCGGCGCGTCCGGCGCACCATCGCCGCCGGTGACCTGCTGGAGGACCTGGACGACGAGACCGTCCAGGACGCGCTCCTGGAGCGGGCCTACGAGGAGGACGGCGAGACCCGGTACGACCGGTGGGGCGCCGCCTCCGACGTGCTGCTCACCCTCGCCGCGCGCTACGCCCGGCAGGTGGACATGAAGAGCAGCGACCAGGAGTTCAAGTTGAGCCAGAAGCGCGAGGGGTGCCTGGCCCTGTCGCGCGAGTTCGCCGGGCGCGCCCGGCCCCGGACCGCGGAGCTGACACGTGACGACACCTGGTTTTGAGGGGTGCGATAACTTGACCCCCGGCGACCTGGTCACGCTCCGGGCCGCCATGTCGGCCGCGCTCCGGACGCCGTGCGTGATCGAGCGGCAAGGGACCGGCGTCCAGGACGACCTGGGCGGCACGGAGTTCCCCGTGGAACGTGTCCGGTCGGCCTGCGCCGTCGCGCCGATCCGGCAGCCGCGCGAGGTGCAGCAGGCCGGGCGGCCGGTGGCCGTCGCCGACGCCCGCGTGCTGCTGCCCTGGGGCGCCGCGGTCTCTCCGGGCGACGCCATCGTCGTGCCCGCCCAGGGCGGGGGCGAAGAACGCTACCAGGTGCTGGCCACCGACCCGGCCCGCACCGACGACCTGTGCCTGGCGTGCGACTGCGCGCGGGGCAAGGGCTGAAAGTAGGCCATTATGCACCCGGCCGAGAACGGGGCGCTGCACTGGTTCCTCCAGCCGGCCAACCAGTGGGACCTGTTCAAGTTCCTCGTGCCGCTGGTGATGCTCCTCGTGGGGTGGGCCTGGCGCGTCGAGAAGACCCTCGCGCGCCACGACATGATGCACGACCGCCAGACCGAGACGCTGGCGAAGGTGGAGAAGCTGCTCGCCGACTGGACGCAGGTGAAGGAGGACCGGGCTTCGCGCCTGGCCGTGGTCGAGGCCAAGCTCGACCTGCTCCTCGCGCAGGTGGGCGCCCAGGCGGCCGGCGGAGGGAGATCGCGAACGCCATGATCGACGAGTTCATTCAGACGCGCGGCCGCGCCGCGCTGAAGGCGGCGCCGCGCAGAGCGCTGCGCCTGTTCGACCGCTACTTCGGCTCGTTCCGGTACGCGGAGTTCGGCGCGTCCGTGGTGGGCGCCTGGACGGTCGTGCTCGCCTCGGCGCTGAAGATGGACGTCGCCCCGCACGCCGCGCGCGTGCTGGCCTGGGCCGCCGCCGTGATCGCGGCGCTGGCCTTCATCAGGTCGCCCAAAACCAGTTGGAACGGGGGAGGGGGCGCCGCGAATGCCGATTGACACTTCGGGCAACCTGCGCCGGGCACACCCGGCCCGCGTCCTGGTCGTGAGGAACGGCGACGACCCGGACAGCGTCGCCGTTGCGGCGGACTACGTCGCGCGCCGGCACGTCCCGCCGGCCCAGGTCGTGACCGTGTCGGCGCCGACCGGGAACGGGATCGGGGCCGCGGCGTTCGCGACCATGTCCGCCGCGATCCGGTCGGCCCTGGCCGCCCTGCCCTGGGTCAACTTCGTGGTAATGGCCCGGACCCCGTCCCAGATCGCGGACGGGCCGCGCGCCGGCTATTCGGCCGATTCGGTCCTGATGGGGGATTGTCTCCCGGCCGGTACGCCCCGGTTCAACAGTCTGAACGTCGCCACCGGCCAGTACAACAGCGGGAACCCG